AAAATAGATTTCCCAAACGGTGGACAGGTAGAATTCTTTACAGGAGAACGATTAGATAACTTAAGAGGTAGGAAGTTTCATTTAGTAATTATAGATGAGGCATCTTATATATCGGATTTGGAATCAGGATGGCAAAATAGTATTAGACCTACCTTAACAGATTATAAAGGCAAAGCAATCTTTCTTTCAACCCCTAGGGGGAAAAACTATTTTTATAGTTTATTTATGAAGCAAGGGGAAAACGATTGGGCTTCTTTTAAATTTAGTAGTTATGACAATCCTTTTATTGATAAAGCAGAAATAGATGAAGCCCAAATGCAATTGCCGGAAGTTGTATTTGAACAGGAATACATGGCAAATCCAAGTGAAAACAGTGCAAATCCATTTGGCAACAAGTTTATACAAAATTGTATTAGACCTATTAGTTCAAAACCGATAGTAAGTTTTGGAATAGATTTGGCAAAGTCTTACGATCACACTGTAATTATCGGGCTTGATAGCAATGGTAATGTTGCTTATTTCGACCGCTACCAAATGGATTGGTATAATACAAGGGAAAACATAAAAAGGTTGCCTACGTGCCCTATTTTAATAGATAGCACAGGGGTAGGCGATCCTATATTAGAGGATTTAAAAAGGGATGGAATAAATATAGAAGGTTTAAAGTTTACAAGTTCTAGTAAACAACAATTAATGGAAGGATTATCAACTGCAATACAACAAGGAAAAATTGGATTTCCTGATGGTGTTATAGTTCAGGAGCTTCAAATATTTGAATATCAGTTTACCGCCAATGGTGTTAAATATTCTGCACCTAGCGGGTTTCATGATGACTGTGTAATGGCGTTAGCATTGGCTTGGAACAATTTTAATTTAAAAAGGGGAACTGGTCGTTATTCATTACTTTAACGTTTTTTTAACAAACTTTATTTACCTTATTGATGTTTATATGTCTATAAGCTGTATATTTGTGTTAATAAACCAAAACAACTAATATGAAGATTATTAATAAAAATCAGGTTTCAAACATATTAAAACCTTACTACTTTATTTTTAAGAATGAAATAAGTTTTTTAACCAAAGATGCGGAATTAATAGATATTTTGCATTTTAAAGATGCTTTTGAAGCAAAAAGATATTGTAAAAAATTGGGATATTTTTATGAGTATATTAATGGTTTATCTTGTTCAAAAATTATGAATAAAATAATTATTAAATAATATGAAAAACAAAAACGCACAAGCCATGATTATTCTTATATTCGCATTCTTAGTAGTTGCATACTATCAAAACAATTAAAAGCATAGCCACTCCAAGAAATTTTTAATATTAAAATAAAACAAAGGTAGTAATTTGTATCCTTGGGGTGGTTTTAAATTTAAAAAACTTATAAAATGAATATATTAGAAAAAGCAAATGAAATAGTTAATAAGCGTTCCGAAGAAAAAGAAAGGGAATACGGTCCTTTTAGTTTGTGTAATAAAAAAGCAGCAATAATTGCTTCTGTACTTTGCAATAAAGAAATTACAACAATTGATATATATAATTTTCAAATTGCTTTAAAGTTAGCTAGAGAAAGTCATTCCCATAAGCAAGATAATTTATTAGATCTTGCAGCTTATATAGGAGCTTTAAATAACTATCAAGAAAATATTAAATTTGATAATGATATAACAATTAGTAATGAATAGCAAATTAAAACAAATTATAAAACAATTTTTATTATTTAATACGGTTTCAAATAATACAGAATGGCAATCTATTACAATAAATGAAAACAATCCAATGGTTTCATTAAATAATATATTCTTTACTATTAATAATATAGAAGGTTTAAATCAAGATATGCCATGGTCTGAAGATCATTTTCAAGAAAGAATTAATGGCAAGCCTATTAATCCTGGTAATGAATATAAAAATTGGCCTTATTATAAATCCTTAGATAATGATGAATTATTTAGATCCGGTGGTAAGTTTAGTCATAATTACATGGAAAGATATTGGTGTAAAGGTTTTAAAGGGATTAGATTTGACTATGGCGATTTAAATGACATAATAGAAAGACTTAAATTAAATACCTATACTAGACAAGCATTCTTATCCGTTTGGCATCCGGAGGATCAATCTAATCATGGTCAACGTGTTCCTTGCACTATCGGGTATTGGTTTAATAGAGTGGATGATAAATTGGAAGTTTCTTATTTAATTAGATCTTGTGATATAATAAGGCATTTTAAAAATGATTTATATATGACATATCGTTTATTAGAACATGTATCAACACAAATAGGATTACAACCGGGGAAAATGAATGTATGGATTGGAAACTTACATTGTTTTAAATCGGATTTATATACTTTAAATAAAATGATAAAATAATGTGCGGGTTTACAATAACAAAAAATTCTATCCCTAATTTAATAAAACATCGCGGAAGTGAAGAAGTTAAGGAAGAATATAGTAAATGGCATGTTTGTTTTAATTCATTGCCATTAAGTTCTAATAATCAAGGTATTAAACAACCTTTAACATTTAAAAATTGTATATTAGTATTTAATGGTGAAATATTTAATTACAAAGAGCTTAATCCCCGATCCAAATCCGACTTGCATTATTTATCCGATGTATTTAAATCTTGTAATCAAGATATTATAAAACTATACAATGAATCTATAAAGTGGGATGGTTTCTGGACAATTTCTGTTATTTATAAAAATAGTTCTATCTATTCTTTTACAGATCCACTTGGCAAAAAACAATTGTATTATAGTTCGGTAGGGATAGCATCCGAGATAAAACCATTGCTTAATTCTGAATATTCCTATATGGAATATAATGTTAATTCATTTGGAAAAAGTGGGACTAATTTTTCTAATGTATTTAGATTTATTCCCGGTATTTTATATTTGTATCCATATAATAGTAATTTAGCAAATAGGGTAAATGAAATAAATTATTTTAAAGGAATTATAAATGGTAATATATATGATTTAATAGAAAAATCCGTTAATGAAAGATTAGAAAATCGTATAGATGGTATATCCCTTTTGCTTTCCTCCGGATTAGATAGTAATATTATATTGCATCATGTAATGAAAAAAACAAAAGATATTAATATTGTTTCTTATATATCTGATGAAAGTGAATTGGTAAAAGATATATGTGATAAGAATGGGTTAGAGGTTACATTTGTTCAAAATGATGAGTCTTATTTTAATGATGCAGTACATTGCTATGAACATTCATTAGATTACGGTAGTTTGTTGCCTAATTATTTGTTGTTTAAAAATTGTAAGAACTCTTTTGTTTTAACAGGTGACGGTTCTGATGAATTGTTTAGTGGTTACCAACGTTCTTTACAATCAGATACGTGGAACTTTGATGTATTTAAAGAGCTTCCTTATTATCATAATATAAGAATAGATAGAACATCTATGATACATACTAAAGAAGCAAGAAGTCCATTAATGTCCAACAGATTGGTTCATTTATCTAGATCCATCCCATATAAAATTAGACAGGAAAAAAAAGTTTTACGGGACATTTATAAAGAATTTTTGCCTATATTTGTAGTAGAAGGCAACAAAAAACCTTTAAGACATAAAAACGATAAAGACTATAATATAAATAAAGTCCAAGAAAAACATTTTGAAATATGGCAAAATCAAAAACAGGAATAGATCGTCTTATACGTCAAAATCCTCATTGCTTATTAATATCAGAAATATCAGGCAATGATAAAGAGGAAGCAGAAAGGGTATTAGAACAAATAAAAAAAAAGGGTAAACTAAATAATGTTAAATACTTAAAAACTAAATACAATGAACTTAAAAGATGAATTTGAATCTATTAGAAAATGGGCAACTGAAAAAGGGATATACCAATCTGGCGATCCAAAAACCCAAACACTTAAACTATTGGAAGAAGCGGGGGAACTTGCAAAGGCTGTTATACACCAAGATAATGAAGAAATAAAGGATGCTATTGGTGATTGTGTAGTAGTATTAGTTAGCATTGCAAAGTTAACAGGATTGCAATTCGAAGATTGTGTAAACAGTGCATATCAAGTAATTGAATCACGTAAAGGTAAAATGTCAAATGGCACATTCGTCAAGGCATCTTAACACTTATATGGAATTAGCAATTGTTGTATCTAATCTAAGTAGATGCAATCGTGCTAAAGTAGGTGCAATTATAGTAAAGGATAGAAATATAATAAGTTACGGCTATAATGGTACACCAGAAGGATTTTGTAATGATTGTGAGGATGAAAATAATGTAACAAAGCAAGAAGTAATACATGCTGAATGTAATGCTATTTTAAAAGCGGGGGTAAACGCAAAAGATTCAGATTTATTTTTAACACTATCGCCTTGCTTTGAGTGTTGTAAATTAATAAAACAATCGGGCATAAAGCATGTATATTTTTTAAAAATGTATAGGGATTTATCCGGTTTAACATCCTTGCAAATACCATTTACAATGTTAAGTATATAAAAAAAACAGGTATATAACAAGTAAAATTTATAATATGTGGCATAAAATAACTGTATGGCATTATCAACAGATGTATCCCATAATTACTAACCCCCCTAAAGATTGGGCAGAAAAGGACATTGAGAACAAGTTAATATCTATTATAAATAACTTAACTGAAAATCAGGTTAATTCATTGTCAACTAAGCAGTTAAATAAATATAGATCTGAATTATATTTTTTAAAGGATAACTATGAAGGTCAGCCTGTAAATAGAATATATGCCAATAAAAGAATATACAGGTTTATTAAAGATTCTAAGGATATCAATACTGCAAGGTATATAGAAAGCAAGTATTTTATGAAAGACCTTATACCTAACCTTCATAAAATAGCTGCATCAATAGTTATACCACAAGAACGAAAATGGTTTAAATATGTAGATTTAAAATATGATTCTGAACTACATCAAGAATATGCGAATGATATTTTACACGCTAATTTTAAAGAAGTTTACTTTTCGGTTGTTTTTTTTTATCAATTATTCAACGATTGGACTCCAATTACAAAGGACTATTTGATGGAGAATCTGAACAAGCAGGGTTTGACAATGGACAAGGCAGAAAAGGTGGCAGCAATTTTATGGAATATTTTGGATGGCAATACTGCGCAAAAATAGTATCAGAACACGAAGTAATACCATTGCAGGATGTATATGAATTAAAGATTATTCATTTCTTAAATAGTCTATCATACTTAAAGGCTAAGAGTGATTACGACAACGAACAGATAAAAAAGATAAGATAGTTTTCATAGTTGGATTTTTGGTTAATGTCCCCATCCCTAAAAAGGTGGGGATAGTTATTTTAGGCATATAATACTATTTATTGGTATGAGTATTAGTAGGAATCAAATTGAAGCACTTAGGAATGGCTATATTCAAAGGATAGGTAGCGGTGACTATAAGGTTCTTAATAGTAAAACACTACCTATATTAGAGCAGACCTTGCTTGAATTTGGATTAGACTTTAATAAGGCTATATTAGATAATTTAGAAAAGTCAGGGTCAATAGCTAGTGGTAAACTTACAGAAGTATCATTTCCTACAATTACAAAATTTGGTACTAAATATGTTTTAAACTTAGGTTACCCTTCAGGTAGTGAACAAATCAAGTATTTTGATTTTATTAATAAAGGGGTAAAAGGTAAGATAAGTGGTGAACCTTCAGATAGTCCTTATTCATTTAAGACAATATATCCTAACAGAAAAATGGCAGCTAATATATTTACTTGGCTAAATAAGGCTAGAAAATCTGTTAGGACAGATAATGTAACAACTAGCAGGGATGGAGGTGAAAGTCCAACGCAAAAGAAGAAACAAGCATTAAAGAGTATGCTTACATCTGCAAGTAATAAAAGAACATTAGCATACGCAATATCTGTTAACATTAAAAAAAGAGGTATTAATAAAACAAAGTATTTTGACAATGCAGTATCACAGGTATTTGATAAGAAGTTTACAGATGCAGTAGCTTATGCAGTTATAAGTGATGCAGCAGTAAGGATAGCAGCAAACATTACAAAAGAATCAAAAGGAAAATAATAAAATGGCAATAACAATACAAAGCAGTCCTGCACCATATTCTAGTATGCACGATGACTTATGGTATGTTTCTAGTTCTACTAATGTAGGAGAAACTGCATTTAAGTTTGTCTATGATGTGTACGTTAATGGCTCACAGGTAAGCAGAACTAAAGTATATCCTTCACCATCTGCAGAAGGCAGTTATGGAGTATTTAATGCATCACCAATGGTTAGGGCATATGTTACTAACTACTTTGAGCCTTCAGGCAGTTCTATTTTAGTTGCATCTAATGACAAGATTAAAGTAAATTCTACTATTCAGGTAGGCGAAGAATATGTAAGTGGTGGTAACTTAGTTACAAGTGCAGGTCTAGTATCAGGCGCATTAAGTGCGTATAATTATTACCCTCCATTGTTTGCAGATATTCTTTTTGTTAATAATAATACACCTTTGGTTTTATCAGACTATTATGATAATCTATTATTAGAAAACTTTACAGATGATTGGATTACTGAAAGGGATACAGAAAATATAACAATAGAGTATGGAGACAATTTTTATGCTACATATTTTAAAGTTACTGCAGGTGGTTATTCAGCTTGGATAGAAACTATTAATGAATCAGGAACAATTATAGATAATGCTAGTGGTAGTATTACCTTTACAGGTGAAATGAACCTATTTAATTGTCAGGCAGAACATATAAATACTTTTGCAGGTAGAACTTTAATAACAGAAAATACATATGGGTATAATGTTTATTTAAAAAGAGGGGTAGCAATATCTAGAAAGCTACAGTTTAAACAAAAGTGCTATCCTAAATACAAGCAGTATAACTTACATTTCTTAAATAGATTAGGAGGTTGGGATACAATGAAGTTTGCCCTAGTTAATAAAAGGTCAACAAGTGTAGAAAGAGCATCATATAGGCGCAATGATTGGCAGTTATCAGGTAACACAATGACTAATATTGATTCTTATAATAAGTACAATGAGACTACTTTAAATTACGCTATTCAGCATAAAGATATGTTTCACTTAGTATCTGATTGGGTAAGTCAACAAGATTACGAATGGTTAGCACAATTATTTGCAAGTACAATAACATATATGGAGGTGCAAGGTGCATACTTCCCTATTACAATAAGTAGCACTAATTACGAGTACAAGTTAGAAAGTTCAGATAAGCTATTTAATTTTGAAATAGATATTGAGGTTGGTAAATATATAACAAGTCAATTTAGATAATGATTAGTACTGAGATTTATATTGAAGATTACAAATTAGACTTATTGCAAGATATAAGTACAGAGTTTAACTATTCTATTGATGATGTTAATGATTTTGGTAGTAGGAATACATCTTATTCTAAAACTATTAATATTTCAGGTACTGCAATTAATAATAGAATATTTGGTTTTGTGTTTGATTTAGGTAATGCAAATTTTACTGATAATAATTTGCCTAATGTTAACTATAATTTTAACGCATCAAAATCTGCTCAATGTAGAATCTTTATTGATAAGGTACAAATATTTAAAGGAACATTAAGAATATTAGAAATTGTTATTGATGATAAAACTATTGAATATCAATGTTCTGTATTTGGAGAATTAGGAGGTTTTATAAATACATTAGGTAATAAAAGATTACAAGAATTAGATTTTAGTGAATATAATCATACTTATAATATAACTAATATAAAGGCTAGTTGGGATACTGTTGCAGGTTCAGGTTATTATTACCCATTAATTGACTATGGTAATGTAAGTACTGATAAGATAAATTTTCAAGTAAGTGCATTTAGACCTGCTTTATATGTAAAAGAATATATACAAAAAATATTTGAAGGTACAGATTATACTTATAGATTAGATTTATTATCAGGAGAACAAGAACTATTTAACAGACTTATTATTCCTCATAATCAAATTAATTTAACCAAAACAACAGGTACATTAAATGTAGCTACAAGAACAACTGAATATGAGATTCTAGGTTCAAGACAAATACCATTTGAAACGGTTACAGGTTCAGGTTTAGTTCCTAGTTCAGCAAATAGTGTATTTACATATACAGGAACTTCTTCTATAAATTTAAAAATACAATACTCATTTAGTGGAGATTCTACAAGTGGTACTTTTAATATATATAAAAATAGTACTATTATTTATACTTCTAATTTTGTTGGTGCATTTGGGATAGATGGAGAAATAGAAGTATTAATGAATACAAACGATGCAATAAAGTTTAGAATTACTAATACTGCATTTAATAGAGATGACCCACCTGTTACATTAATTGAAGCACAAGTATCCTTTTTTTCAGATTCATTTATACCTGTAAATGTAGCTTATAATGATTTATTAATTATCAATGATACAATACCAAAAGGTATATTTCAAAGAGATTTCTTTTTAAGCATAGTTAAAATGTTTAACCTATATGTTTATGAAGATACTGGGGATGATAAAAAAATAATTATAAAGCCTTACATTAACTTCTATGATGATACTTATGCAAATGCTTTGGATTGGTCTAATAAAATAGATAGGTCTAAGCCTTTAAGCATTAAGCCTATGAGTGAATTAAATGCAAGATATTTTAATTATAAGTTTACTAGTGACAATGATTTTTATAATGAGAATTATAGTAAAAAGTACAATGAAGGATATGGAGATAGAATTTATGACACAGAATATGATTTTAGTAAAGAAACAGATACTCTTGAAGTAATATTTGCTCCAAGTGTATTATATCAAAAAGATGCAACAGATAAAATTTACCCTGCTATATATAAACTATCAGATAATAATACTAAAGAGAATTCTATGGATAGTGTTATTAGAATTTTACAAGCTAAAAAAATAACAGGTAGAACAAGCTATAACATTTTAAACGGAGGTTCAGTAATTGATACTGTAACTACATATGGATATGGAGGGCATCTTAATGACCCATTTACACCAACTAATGATATTAATTTTGGTGTACCATTTGAAACTAAATTTACTACTAATGGGTATCCAACTACTAATTTATTTAACGCATATCATAGTGATTATATAGCTGAAATTACAAGTAAAGATAGTAAGTTACTTACTTGCTCTGCATTGTTAAATACAATAGATATAAATAACCTAGATTTTAGCAAGTACATTTGGATAGATGGAGTTCTATTTAGATTAAATAAGGTTGAGAATTTTAACCCTATGGAATACAATACGACCAAAATAAGTTTATTAAAAGTAATTGAAACAACATACTAATGGCAGAAGAAAAATTAAATTTGCAGATAACGATTGATACAGAAGCAGGTTCTAAAAATGTAGACAATCTAAATAATAAGACAAAAGAAAGTGTAAAGTCTGCCAAAGAAGGTCAGGGTGCATTTTCATCTTTAGGTAATACTATTAAATCATTAGGTGTAATTTCTATAATTGCAGGTGCATTTAATTTCTTTAAAGAGACACTGTCTAAAAACCAAAAAGTAGCTGATTCTGTTGCTGCAGTATTTAACACTATTGCTACAATAGCTAATAAGCTAATAGAAATATTTATTGATGTTACTGATTCAGTAGCAAAAAATACTAATGGATTTGATGCGCTAGGTAAAGTAATGACAGGGTTATTAACATTAGCAATTACACCATTAAAACTAGCATTTGGTGGTATTAAATTATTTATACAACAAGCGCAATTAGCTTGGGAAAGTTCATTTTTTGGTGGTGGTGATATTGAAAAAATAAAAGAATTAACAAAAGGAATTGAAGAAACTAAAACTTTTTTAGGTCAAACCGCAGATAACGCAGTTGAAGCAGGTAAGAAGATTTATAATAATTTTGGAGCAGCAGCAGCATCTGTTGTTGATGTTGTTAGTGGTGTAGTTGAAAAGGCATCTAAAATAAATGTAGCAGCAGTATTTGAGCAATCAAAAGCAACTATTGCACTTCAGAACAATGCAAAGTTAGCTGCAGCAGAATTACAAGGTTTGGTTGAAAAATATGATAGACAAGCTGAAACATTAAGACAGGTAAGGGATGATGAATTTAAAAGTATTGATGAAAGAATTGCTGCAAATAATAAATTAGGCGGTGTTTTAGATGAACAAGAAAAGGCAATGAAAAAATTAGCTGCAACAAAAGTTGCTGCTGCTGCTGCTGAACTTGCACAAAATAAAACAAGTATTGATTTACAAGTTGCATTAAAAGAAGCTATTAATGAACAGGCAGCTATTGAAGCACAAGTTGCAGGTTTAAGGTCTGAATATTTAGTTAATCAAACAGGATTAGCAAAAGAAAAATTAGCATTAGATGCTTCTATTGCAGCTAGTAATAATAAAATTACATTAGATGAAAGAAAGGCAAACGCAGAACTAATAAAGGATGAAGTATTAAAACTAGAAACAAAAAAACAGATTAGTAAAGAAGAAGCTGATTTAGAATTAAAGAGACTTCAAGATAATATTAATAATTATAATGTTGGTACACAAGCAAGAACAGATGCAGAAATAGCTTATAATGAAAAGGTTTCTGCACTTAAAATTGAATTAGCTAATCTTGATGATGGAATTCTAACTGCTAGATTAAATAGAGAAGCACAAGTAAGAACTGAACAAGAAGCATTATTAATAGCTGACTATGAATTAAGAAAGGCATTAGGCGAGGCTACATACCAAGACCAATTAAATACATTTGAACAAACTAGAGAACTAGAAAGACAAAATATTGTATCTAGAAAACACTCACAAGCTGAATTAGATGCATTTGATAAACAAACTGCAACTCAAAAGATTGCACTAGAAAGACAAGTGCAAGATGAAAAACTTGGAATATTAAATTCAGGTATTAATGCAGCTATTGAAATTATAGGTAGAGAATCTGCTGCAGGTAAAGCATTAGCAATAGCACAAGCAGTAATGAACACATACACAGGTGCTACAAGAGCATTAAAGGATGTGCCATATCCATTTAACTTTGTTGCTGCTGCTACAACTATTGCTTCAGGTTTTTTAAGTGTTAAAAAGATTATGTCTACCCCATTACCTAATAATGCAGGTGCAGGTATGAGTGCTAATGTAAATATGTCTGCGCCTGTTGCTCCGCAATTACCACAAGCACAAACAACTAATTTAAGTCAAAGTACAATTAATGATATTGGCAATCAGGCAGTTAGGGCGTATGTAGTTGAAAGCGATGTTACTAACAACCAACAAAGAATAGCTGCAATTAGACAAAGAGCAAGATTTAGTTAATATTTAATAAATTACTATTTATGAGTATGGAATTACCTTTATATATGTTGGAAATATCAGACGACTTAAACGATGATGCAGAGGTGCAATTCGTTTCTTTAGTTGATAGACCTGCAATACAAAAAAATTGGAATGCATTTAAGAATGAACAAAAGTTTCAAATTATTAGCGAAGATAAGCGAATTATTAGTGGGTGCGCTATGTTGGCTGATACTCCTATCTTTAGGAGTGATGCTGCTTTTGGCGATTATTATGTTGCATTTTCTAAAGATACAATTACGAAGATTGTACAGAAATACTTTAAGAAAGGCTATCAAAACAATGTAAACTTAATGCACGACCCTAATCAAATTGAGACAGGTGTTACGATGTTTGAAAGTTTTATTAGTGATAAGGATAGAGGCATAATGCCAATGAAAGGATTTGAGGATGCGCCAAATGGTAGTTGGTTTGTATCTATGTTAGTAGAAAACGAATCTGTTTGGGAGAAAGTAAAAGAAGGTTTAATTAATGGATTCTCTATTGAGGGTATATTTAATTACACTCCTAAATTAACTAATGAGGAGATTAAAATGAAAAAAATAATTAGCATATTAGAACAAATTTAGTTCTAAGTGATAAACAACAATATTTATTAACATTTAAATAAAAAAAAATGAATTCAAAAGAAGCATTACAACAAATAAGAGCATTATTTGAAGATATGCCACAAGTTGTTGCACCTGCTGCACCTGCAGTAACAAAGGTAGAAATGGCTGAATATTCTTTAGTAGATGGTACTAAGATTATGATTTCTGCATTAGAAATTGGTGGTATGGTAACAATGGAAGATGGCACTCCTGCACCTGTAGGTGAACATCAATTAATGGATGGTACATCTATTCAAGTTGATGAATTAGGAGTAATCGTAGAAATTTCTTTTCCAAAAGAAGAGGTAATTGTAGAAGAACCTGTTGCACCTGCTGTTGAAGTAGTACCTGCACAAGATACAACTGCAATGATTCAGGAATTAAAGGATGACTACGAGAAGAAAAAAATGGAATTAGAAAAAAAGATTGCTGAATTAGAAAGCAAGGTAAAACAAGGGTTTGCACAAGTAGCTGAATTAGTAGAAGCACTTTCAAACACTCCAACTGCCGAGCCTACTCAAAAAGCAGCAAACGCTTTTCAATCATATGTAACTACTAATGATAGCAAGTATGAAAGATTAGAGAAATATAGAAACGCAATTTTAAACAAATAAATTAATAAACAATGGCATTTTCAGTAAGCACATTAGCAAATTATACTAAAGAGAACGAGGCATTATTGGTTACTTCTTCAGTATTAGGCGCAAAAACTGCATCTTTAATTAAGAGTGCAGGTAATGTAATGGTTGGTGTAAAGTCTGCAGAGACAATCAACATTATGGATACAGATGCATTTTTTCAAGCAGGTGGTACTTGCGGTTGGAACGCTTCAGGTACAACTTCTTTCACACAAAGAACTGTAACAGTAGGTAAGATTAAAGTACAAGAGGCTTTATGTCCAAAGACATTAGAAGCTAAGTATTTACAAAAGGCTTTACCTACAGGCTCTACTTATGATTCTATTCCTTTCGAGCAAGAGTACACAGATAAAAAGGCTTTAACAATTGCTTCCCAATTAGAGACTGCAATTTGGCAAGGCGATACTGCTTCTGCAAATGGTAACTTAAACAAGTTTGATGGTTTAATTAAATTGATTGGTGCTGCTGCAGGAGTTGTTGATGCTAACGTATCAGGATTTGTTTCAGGTGCACCTTTAACATCTATTACTGCATCTAACGTGATTGCTTTATTAGATGGTGTTTACAAAGCTATCCCTGCTAAAGTAGTAGCTGCAGATGATATGACTATCTTCGTAGGTCAAGATACTTTTAGAACTTACACTATTGCTTTGAAGAATGCTAATATGTTTAACTACGCATTTGATGGTAAGGCTGATAGCGAGTTCGTATTGCCAGGTACTTCAATTAAAGTTGTAGCAGTTCAAGGTTTAAACGGAACTAATGATATCTTTGCTTTAAGATTAAGCAACTTATTCTTAGGTACAGACTTATTAAACGAAGAAGAGAAATTTGAAATTTTCTTTGCTAAAGAAGCTGACGAAGTAAGATTTGCTGCTGAATTCAAAATGGGTGTGAATATCGCATTCCCTGATGAAATTGTAAAAGTAATCATGTAATTATTAGGGGAGTTGCAATATACTCCCCCCATTTTTTAAAACAATAAAATAATAAAATATGCCGTGCGCATTAACACAAGGATATACCTTAGATTGTCGTGATTCACTAGGTGGAATTACGGAAGTTTATTTTATTGCAAGTTCAGATGTTTCTTCTACAACCGAAGCAAGTGGTGTAATTACTGCTTTAACAAAAGCAGTAGGTAAAAGATTCTACAAATATGAATTAACAAAAGGAACATCTGTGTTCACAGAGAATGTGGCATCTAATGTTCAAAATGGTACTTTGTATTATACTCCTGAATTGACAATAATTTTAAATAAGTTACAAGCAAATACAAGAAACGAAATCTTGTTATTGGCTCAAAATAGACTTGTAGCAGTTGCAAAAGATAACAATGGTAGATTTTGGTATCTTGGCAAAACAAGAGCATTAGATTTAACTGCAGGTAGTGCCACATCAGGTACTGCTGAAGGTGATAGAAGTGGTTACACTTTGACTTTTACAGGTGCAGAACCTGCATTAGCACCTGCAGTAGATAGCACAGTTGCTGCTGCACTTACAACTGCAGGATAAAAGTTTGTAGTTTTTCATAGTTTAGTTCCCCTGCCTAGTTTTTTAGGTGGGGGTTTTTATTTTGTAAATATTTATATAAATGCTATTTATAATTGATGATACACTTAACAAAAGGCGAAACAAATACTATTGTTATGACATTAACTGAAAAACAGTTACTGACTAACCCTAATTATTTATTTGTGTTTACAAATAGAAGCAGCAATAATGTTATAAAATTTGTAGTTTTAAATGCATCTGACATAAGTTTATATAAAGACAGATACAACGAATTTAATATAGTTACGAATACTAATTTTTCTAGTGCATTAGAGGGTCAATATACCTACGAAGTATATGAACAGACTAGCACTACGAATTTAAATATAACAGGCTTAAATAAGCTAGAAACAGGCATTATGTGGCTATCAGGTTCTACCTTAACATATAACCAATTTACAACAACAGACACTTATACAATTAGACAATGATAGATTTAAGAGTATTAACATTCGCGGAAGCTAGACAACCTGAATTCAAAGAGAAGAAGGGTATTGATGGTGGATATATTAAATATGGCGAAAACAATGATTATCCTGAATACATAGTAGATTTATATAATAAGTCAAGTAAGCATAGTGCCATTATTAAAAGCAAGGTACATTATATTACAGGCAATGGTTGGACAGGAGAACCTAATGCACAAGCATTTATTGAAAAAGCAAATAGAGTTGAATCTTTAAACGATTTAACTAGAAAGGTATCTTTGGATATTGAAATATTTGGTGGTGCATTTTTAGAAATTATTTGGGATTCATTAGGTAATATTGCAGAAATATGGCATTGTGATTATACTAAAATGCGTACAAATAAAGATAATACGCAGTATTGGTATAAAGAAGATTGGAAAGATAACAAAGTAAAACCTATTGTTGTTTCTGCATTTAACCCTAAGCAACCAATAGGTAAGCAAATTTTATATGTAAAGGAATACAGACCTAACATTGGCATCTATGCATTGCCTAGTTACTTTGCTGCTTTAAACTATATTGAATCAGATATTGAGGTATCTAAGCATATTTTAGGTAATGCGCAGACAGGGTTTTCTGCTAGTAAACTTATTACTTTACCTAATGGCGAACCTAATGATGAAGAAAAACGTAATGTAGACCAAAGAATTAGAAAGACATATAGTGGCGCAGATGGCAAAAAATATATGATTGCATTTGTTAATGACATTTCTAGAAAGCCTGTTATTGATGACTTAGGTACAAGTGATTTAACAAAAGAAGATTTTGGTAAGATAGATGAATTAATACAGACTAATATATTTAGTGGGCATCAAGTTACTACTCCTTCTATTATGGGTATTGCGGAGGCAGGTAAGTTAGGAACAAGAACAGAGATGAGGGATGGTTACGAAATATTTAAAAATACTTATGTTAACGCTAAGCAAATGCATCTAGAAAGTGTATTTAATATGTTAGCTAAATACAAAGGTGTAACAAGCGAAATTAAGATTATACCAACAGAGCCAATAGGTATCGAGTTTAGTGAGGCTACAATAGTTTCTGTTGCTCCTAAAGAATGGATTTTAGAAAAGGTTGGTATTGATGTTAATAAATATTTACCAACCCCAACAGATGCAATTGATATGCCTGTTGAAACATTATCTGTTAATGAACATATCAAAGGCTTAAAGGGTCGTGAGTGGCAAAATATGCAGCGCATTATTCGTGAGTTTAACAAAGGTAAAATTAACAGAGAACAGGCATCTTCAATGCTTAAAACAGGATATGCTTTAAGTGATGAAGAAGTTACAACTTGGCTAGGATTAGAAGAATTACAGGCTGAATTTTCTGAAGAAAATTATAAAGTATTCTTTGAATTTGGTGATGTAAAGGATTCCTATAATGTTTGGCAAAAGAAAACAAGATTTTCAGATGATACTGATTATCAAATGTTTGCAGAAGTTAATCAATTAGAATCAAATATTTTAGACCAAATTTCAAAGCAAAAAGATATTACTCCTGAAGTTCTTGCACAAGTTTTAAATGTAAGTGTAGCTGAAGTTATAGTAGTTATTAGAAGCCTAGAAGAAAGAAACATTATAACATCTGTTGATAAAAAAATAGGCAAAGGAATTGATTCAAATGTTATAGTAGAAAGACAATTAGTAAAGCCATTAAGCAAAACTGTTGGTGAAGTAAAGCCTACAACAACAGAGATGCTTGTTAGATATTCTTATGAATGGAAATCAGGATTTAGCAATGCTAACATAAGTACAAGCAGGCCATTTTGCAAAGAGTTATTAAGAGCAAACAAGTTTTATAGTAGAAGCGAAATAGAACAAATTTCAGCAAGATTAGGTTATTCTGTTTGGGATAGAGGTGGTGGTTGGTGGAACAATAACGGAACTATAAGCGCATCTTGCAGACACGAGTGGAAAACAAATATAGTTACAAGAAAAAAATAACAAGATGTCATTAAATACATTATTCATATCAGTACAGAGCATAAAGGACAGAACAGGATTACACGCTAATGTTGACGAAAAGTTAATATTGCCTGAAATCAAGACTGCACAAGATATGTATATTATGCCTGCATTAGGAAGCACATTTTATAACAGATTACAAGCTGGCATTAATGGTAACAACTTAAATGCTAATGAGCAATCTTTACTTAATAACTATGTAACAGATTGTTTGATTTATTATGTTATGAGTGAATTACCGATGGGGTTATCATATCAATTCTATAACAAAGGATTGCTAAGAAAGAGTGGGGACAATACAGAGAACCCTTCTATGCAAGATATGATTGACGTTGCTAATAGATATAGGACAAGAGCGGAGTTCTACAAGCAAAGATTAATTAAATATCTTAGACAGAACAATACTATGTTCCCTGAATATTTAAATTATACAAGTGGTATTGATACAATTTTACCTGATTTAGAAGGTTATACTTCATCTTTATTTTTAGATGATGATTGTGATTGTTCAGGTAAAAAACCTTTATCGGAAAAATATCAAGGTAAAATAGGTTGCTAATATGAGCAAAGAAGCTAACATTAAGAATCAAAATAAGCTAAAAGTTTATTTAGAAAAAACAAAAAAGAATGACCTTAAATCAAATAGTAAAGCAAATAACAGAATTCGGAAACAACCACGAGCAAATTAAGTTTGTTTACTTTGGTGATGTTTGGGAAAGACTAAGTAATGGCGAGGTAACATACCCTGCTATGTTTTTTAATCTTAACGATGCCCAAATACTAGCTAAGCAAATACAATATAATTTTTCTATCTATGTTATGGATAGAATGCTAATGGAGGAAACAAACGAAACAGAAGTATTAAGTGATATGACTTTAGTAGGTCAAGATATGGTTGCTAGTCTTAGAGACCATATTTATAATTGGATTGTTAGTGATAATATGTCAGTAACATTTTTTACAGAATCTGACCCTGATTATTTAGCAGGTCTAAAGATTGATTTCTCATTAACATTATCTTCATTAAACGACACTTGTCAAATACCTACAAATGGAATCTAAAAAAATAAATCAACTAGCAACAGAGATGTCTCCTGCGGCATCGGATTTAACGATTATAGGCGACCCGATAACAGGTGTAAGTAAAAAGATTACATTAGAACAAATTTCATCTTTATTTGCAGGGTCTGTTTCTTTTTATACAAACCTTGCATCATTCCCTGTAACAGGGGTTACTGATACTATATATTGCGCTAAGGATACTAACAAACTTTATTTATGGAATGGTGCTTATGTTGAGGTATTCCCTTCACAAGCATTATTAAATACTTATCAGTTAAGAAGTGAAAAGGGTAGTAATAATGGTTATGCATCTTTAGATAGTGGTGGTAAAGTCCCATCAACACAATTACCATCTTATGTTGATGATATAATTGAAGTAGCAAATTATGCTTCATTACCTGTAACAGGCGAAACAGGTAAGATATATATTACTTTAGATAACAATAAGATTTACAGATGGTCAGGTTCTGTATATGTAGAAATAGCTGCTAACAATGCAATATGGGGTTCAATTACAGGAACACTAAGCAATCAAACGGATTTACAGAATGCTTTAAATACAAAGCAAAACACAATAACATTAACTACAACAGGTACTTCAGGTGCTTCAACCCTTGTAGGTAGTACTTTAAATATCCCTAATTACTCAACGGATTTAAGTGGTTATGTACCATATACAGGTGCAACTGCTAACGTAAACTTAGGAACATTTGATTTAACTGCTGATGTTATAACAGGTGCAACAGGTTCTTTTGCATCAAATGGAGGTAGTAATACTTTTGCTATTAATCATTCAAGCGGTAGCGGAATAGCTTTAAACATAACAAAGGGTGGAAATGGCGAAGGTCTATATATAAACAAAACAAGTGGTAGTGGTAACGCTGCAACTATTATAGGTACTTTAAATGCAACTACTTTAGTAAAGAATGGTGGTACTTCAAGTCAGTTTTTAAAGGCAGATGGCTCAGTTGATTCAAGTGCTTACATTACTTTAGCATCTTTAAGTTCAAGTGCAACAGGATTAACTTATACAAATACAACAGGGGTTTTTAGTTTAACTGCAGGTTATTCTATTCCTACTACTGCAAGTCAAGGTAATTGGAATACTGCATACAATGATTCAATAGTAAGTGCAGCAGTTACAGGAACAACAACAAAAACATTAACTTTAAATCAACAAGATGGCGGTACAATAACTGCTTCTTGGACAGATGATAATACAGATGCTGTTACAAGTGTATTTGGTAGAACAGGTGC